CCTGGATCTAAGCAATTACCCAAATTGTTGAAACTCCAGCTCACTCAGGTGGGCAAGGCGTATTTCTTTGATGGGATCATCAAATACAAACAACTTGGCGGACGAGCTTCCGGTGATATGAACACTGCCTCTGGCAACTGTTTGATCATGAGCTCCAATGTCAAGGCATTTTGTGATGAACATGACATCAAGTTCGAGTTAGCGAACGATGGTGATGATTGTGCGCTCATAATTGACCAATCCGACCTTTGGAAAGTCGAAGAGTATCTAGTAAGCTGGTTCCTAGACATGGGCTTTACCATGAAAATTGAACAGTCAGTGTCCGTATTTGAACAAATTGAGTTTTGTCAATGCCGACCTGTGCTCACGAGTGAGGGGTATGTCATGATACGCGATCCGCGTACTGCCATTGCCAAGGACTGTGTGAGCACAAAACCTCTCAATACCGAGAAACTAGCCAAGAAATGGGCGCAGGCCGTTTCAATTGGTGGTACCTCCCTGACTGGAGGCATCCCAATTTGGCAGGAGTTCTACCAGGTATTGCACAGATTTGCGGGTGATAGTCCCCCACTGGTGGGAGACTTGACGTTAGAGTCTGGGCTCTTCCGAATGTCACATGGCATGAAGAGAGTCTACCAAGAGGTTACTGACCAGACAAGGGTGTCATTTTGCAAAGCATTTGGCTTTACACCTGAACAGCAAATCAACATAGAATGTAACTACAAAGCGCAAGAGATATCTTATCTTGGCAACGCACCCGATCATGTAGTTTTTCCAACAACCTCACCGTTCTAGTTGTCGTCGGCAGACGTTAAAATGCATGGGGTTGACAGGCGTAATGACCCAAAACTATTACTTTAGTGCTAATCAGAAAGCCAAGAGACTGCACGGAGTCCCCTAGATGGTTGCCTGTCGATGTACAGTCCCCATGGCATTGGGTATCCCATACCATGCCAAACAAAAATGGAAAACAGAGAGACAATTCTAAAGCAATTCGTGACCTTACCGCTAAGGTCAATGCCCTTAGAGGCAAACAAACCAAACCAACGACGAAGCCGTTCCGTAAGGTCGGTGGACATATCGGAGGAATATTTGGTGAGACCGGTAGGAACTTGGGCAAAATGGCTGGTTCTGCTATTGGTGCATTGTTTGGTAGTGGCGACTACTCTATGCC